GTACAGACTTGAAGATAAAATAGGCATTTGGTTAACCGACAGATATTTAACAAATGACACCAAAGGATAAAGCAACCGAACTTATAGAACGTTATAGCTTTGGTCGCTGGCAACAAATGAACGATGTTGAAAAGCTACACACTATAAACATTTGTTTAATGGTTGCTGACGAATTAGGCGATTGCGTTGTATCAGATTTGTTAGTACACGATTTGACAGATGAAAAAACTACTGAGGTAGTACAGTATTATTTTGACGTATTAAATGAAATTATTAACTTTAAAAACTTCTAAAAATGAAAACGACAACAGATTATTTAATGCCAAACGACAAAACATTAGTTATTACAGGTGAATACAATGAATATTGCCGCGGATCTCGCGACAGATACGGCGTACCACTTGAACCTGATGAAGATGCTTTTTTTGAGATTCTTAGCACTACAATAGATGATACTGAATACACAACTGATGAACTTGCAATAATGCTTAATATGACTTATGATGAAGTTGAAGAACTTTTGCAAGAATGTTTAAGCAGTCAAGACGAATCAGATTACGATGCTTATATTGACAACCAAATTCATAACCAACTTGATGACCTTCTATATGAAAAATATAATTATTAGTGCATGCGCTGGCTTATTAGTTGGTTTAACAATGGCCTTAACACTTGAAAAACTTTATCTTATGTTAGTATTTTGTTTTATTGGCGGCTTATGCTTTGGTATTGGTTTAATTTTGTTAATTGATAAAAAGAAATGATATGAAACAGACAGCAATAGAATGGTTGGTTGAGCAAATCATTAAAGAAAAAGGATTGGTTGATTTAGATATACAAGCAGCCTTAGAAATGGAAAAGCAGCAGATTGTAGATGCTTATTTACAAAAAAGAAGGCTATCCAATATATCTAAATCTATGAAATTATGTGTAGATGCTGAACAATACTACAATGAAATCTACAAAAAACCTTAACATCACATTAGAAGATTATGACAGCACCTGCGGGGATGGGTGCTGTCATGATTTTGGCACAATAACAACTGTTAACGGCGTTGAACTTGAATTCCATAATACAGATACTGAAACGATTGTTAGGCAGATACTTGAGCATTTAGGGTATAATGTAACTATTGAATATAAATGATACTTGGTTTCGGTAGAGTTCCAAAATAGGCAGGCCGCTAAACAAAAACTAACCTGACAGCTGGAAAGACAGCATTTTTAAGAACACACAAAGTAATAAAGCTCAGTGCTGACTCTTAACTGAGAGGTACAAGTATACTAGAAGGCAGGTGAAGCTCCTGAAGTGTGTTCTTTTTTAACTTTAAAATACGCACAATGACAGAACTAACCATTGAACAGGCAAACAAAATGCCTTACATTGATTGGGTTAAACATTTTAGGCCCGACTGGACAGATGATGAATGTGAGTTCTATTTATGGGAATACACTTGCTTTCCATTTGGTTTTAAAGAAACAATCAAACAGCTAAACGATCAGCTTAAACAATGAAATACATTATCCTATTCGTAGCGGCCGTAATAATCGAAATAGCAAGCACGTTCTACATTTCAGCTGTTTCAGATAGGCAGCTTTTGCCGATGGTTTTTTGGGCGTTTATAGGCCCGTTTTTAGGCTTGCCCTTTCTTGCATATCAAATAGAAGCAAAGAACAACCGTGACCGCTTAAAACTTGCGCTATGCTATGGTGTAGGCTATGCAACAGGCGCAGCATTAGTAAACATTATAACTTAAACACACATGAAAACAGCAATTTTAATTTTGGCAGTAGTGCTATTTACTTCTGCTACATTCCCGGCACTAAAAAAGCAGCCAAAACAAAACCACATTGAACGTTACATAAACCGCTTTTTAAAGACTGCAAAGCAAGAAGCTAAACTTTATAATATACCTGTAAGCATAACGCTGGCACAGGGCATTATAGAATCGAATGCAGGGCGTTCAAGTTTAGCAGTTAAGCATAATAATCACTTTGGCGTAAAGTATCGCGGTAGGGGCAAATATGCCATTTACAAAGATGATACACCTAAAGATAAATTTCAAGTTTACAAATCTGCATGGTGGTCATATCGCGACCATTCGAAGCTGCTAACATCTAAACATTACAGGCATTTAACAAAACTTAGCAGATTAAATTATAAAGAATGGGCGCACGGTCTTAAAAAATGTGGATATGCAACCGAAAAAAAATATGCTGAAATACTTATTAGTGTCATTGAAAAATATGACCTTTGGGTTTATGATGTACCGATTTTTTCACGATAAGACAGAAGGCGATGAATGGCTAATAATTCAGCATTTACCGATGGGTAATTACAAAGCTATCTGCACACGTGAAAATCAATATTATAAATTAGGCGATGTAAAAACATTTTTTTTCGATGACTTTAATATCTGGTCAAAGGGAAAATTAAAAGCTAATAATCATTCTTTAACAAATAAAAAAAAATACGATGGTAAACCGCGTTACGCTAATTGGTAGGATTGGCAAAGAACCTGAGCAAAAAACATTTGGCGAAAAAACGCTAACCAAATTTAGCTTTGCAACATCTGAAAGTAGCAAAGATAAAAACGGCGAATGGCAAGAAAAAACACAATGGCACAATGTCAGCTATTGGAATAATATTAAACTTGAAAAGGGTGATATGCTTTTCATTGAAGGCAAAATAGAATACCGGGAACATGAAGGCAAATACTATACTGATATTATCGCTTCGTATTGCAGAAAAATTAACACAGGTCAAAAAGCGCAATCAGTAGAAGTTGAAGTTATACCACAAACAGAATTTGATACAGATTTGCCATTTTAAGTTGCAAATATTAAAATAAAATCTTATTTTTTCTTTGTTGTACTCATTGGTCTTTAGTTTGGGCCGCCTGTTTTGAAGTTCAGGCGGTTTTTTTTTAAAAATAAGATATGTATTTAACGTTTGAGCAAGCGATGCAGCTAATAAAACCTAACGGCGCTAAGAATCCTAACTATGCTGGTACCAGAATAAGACAGCTAATAAATTTTGGATATTTAACCGAAGCAAAACCCGATGAAATATTTGTAAAGCATTTTGAAGATTTTGTTTCTTTAGGCAATATAAAAACAGAATGCTTAGTAACTGCTGAATCAGTTTATAAATACATTCAGAATCGAAATGCAGCTAAAGAACAGCTTGGTAAAATTCCAAAACAAAACCGTCACGTTAAAGCTGTGCTATCCAATGATACAATTATTAACTTTATGTCTGTTGATGCAGCATGTTTATATTTTGGCATATCGCGGGTTCGAATTATGAATAGCATTGAAAAGAAAAAATATATTAGAGTTCCTAAAATTGATGAATTAGTAAAATTTATATAACATGTTTAACGAATTAGCAAAAGAAATACATGAAGGTAACGCATCGCGCGGATTTTGGGAAGGTGAGCGCAAATTAACCGAAGTAGTAATGCTTACTGTTTGCGAATTAGCAGAAGCAATTGAAGCCGACCGCGCTCAAAAGTGGGCAACCGAACAAGATATTTTACAATACAAAAATATCAGTACGCCCGAACGTTTTAAAGAAAATATCAAAGACACGGTACAAGATGAAATAGCCGATGCAATAATAAGACTATTGGATTTTAGCCATAAGTTTAATATTGATTTAGATTTTCACATCAAAGCAAAATTACAATATAATGCTTCAAGGCCTTACAAACATGGTAAATCATATTAAAAAACTATGACACGTACAGAACAGCTAAGATTAAAAAAGATACTTGAATACAAAAAAGGCTATTTAGATGCTTTGTTGTGGATTCAAAATGAAGAACCTTACGATGACGAATTAGAATTAAAAATTGACATTTTTACACACAAAATTGAAGAACTTCAAAACAAACTAAAAGGGCATGACGAATGACGAAAAAAAAGCGGCACTAATTGATAAGATTGGTGAGCAAAAAGTAAACGAACTAACTCAAAACATTTGGCTGCTATTAGGCGCACTAAGTACTGCAAAATATGCTATTGCGCAGTTTGAACCTAAAAAATTAAAATTCGAAATGAAAAAACGGTTTATGGATTTGCATACATCTATAAATCTATTTGTTAATAATTTTGAAAAGGCGGCCACACCAACCGAACGCGAACTACTAAATGAAAGCACTTACGACAATGTAGCTGTTATTGCCGAAGTTGTTGCGATGGCATCTACATTGCCAGAATCACAATCAGAATGGTATTTAAACGAATGTAAAAAATTATTATTTTTAGCTTACAACAAATCACAAAATGAACTGCGTAGCGAAAGCGGTGAATAAATTGTTTCCTAATCAGGATTTAACAGAATTTTACGACCGTAAATTAGGCGTTGGTATGGGTGATATCCAGCGCATGATACCAACGGATTTATCTGTATGGGCCGTTTATTGCAACCATCACAAATGCGTTAATTTTGACCTAATAAGGCAGCTACCAAAAACCGAACATTTTATACCATTATTTTTGTTTAGTTCTGTTATGTCGGACCGCTTTAAGCTACATTGTGAGTTTGCGCTATGGGACCGTAACACGGTTATAGTTAATGATATTGAATTTGATGCTGATGAATACTTTCAGCGTAACAAAATACTTCAGGTTGCAGCGCTAATTAAATTTGAAACACACGAAATACTGATAGCAAAAAAATGAAAAACCGCTGCCCAAAAAAGACAGCGGCCACACATGAAAACAGCAAAAGAGCAAACATTATTTAGGCTCGGTATCTTTACCGGGCTTTTTTAATATATCTTTAGGATTTGGAATAAAACCTTTAAAATAACCGATAATATTAACACCTGTTGTTTGTGATACGTTTTCAAAAATTGATTTTAATTCAATGCCACAAACGAACAAAGCAACGTAATAACTAAGTGTAATTTCAAGATCAAGCATCCAAGTAAAAACTTGACTACTTATTATTGCTAAACAATAATCATTCATTTTTGAAATTGTACGTCTAAAACCGCGCGATTGTATTTTTTCTTTTAATGCTTTAGCTTTACGAACGCCTGTTAAAAAGTCAACTAATAGTAAAAAACTGAGGCAAATAATAAGCGGCTTCAAGATAAAAAGTTGCTGTTTAATTTCGGGCAAAATCTTAATAAAATAGTTTAGCGAATCAGATGCTAATCTAAGCGAATCGGCGGTAATAGTCAGGGAATCCATTATGAGATTTTAATATAACGTGAAACAATAACAGCGGTAGGCGTACCTATAAAGATAAACCACCACGGCAGGGGAACAAATATAACAAAGAATGTAAATGTAAATAGTGAAACCCATGTACCAAAACAGATAGGGCAGGCGCCAAGCATAGACCACGGGTTATTTTTCATATTGTTTTCGACATCATTATAAAGTGATTCTACTTGTTGTAGGTATTCTTTATAAATAGTATCAGCTTCATTAGCTGTTTTGTTTTGCAGTTCTTCGTTTAGTTCCTTATCGCGTTTTTGCTTCCACGCGTTATATTTTGCCCATACGCGGTTTTTTTCTTTGGCTTCGAAGTCTAAATATAATTTAGAAATAAACTTGCCGTAAGCGGAAAATATACGCCCAGAATAATATTCTCCCTGAATAGGTGAACCAATGCAATAGTGCAAAAACTTAATTGCAAATGCTGCAAAAATTGATAGTGTTATAAGGTATAGCATTATAAAGGCGGAAATGGTGGCGATGGCTTTGGTTTATATTCGATTATCGGCAAATCTTTTACCCACATAAATTCAGGATTAACGCAAAATTCCATCTCTTCAAATGAAATTATCCAGTTGTTATCAATATCCTGAATTGGGTTAAAATAGCTGTCTTCATCATAAAGCTGACCAACTAAGCTATCTTTTTGCGATTCTGTTAATAGTCCTACGTATGTCATACTTGTCTTGCTAAAGTTGTGTTAAATGCCTGCACGGCTGTGTAAAAATTTGCTGCATCTGTATCTGTTAAGCCGTCACCGATAGATGCAAAAGCGCATTGTTTTGTAGAATATAAAGGTGTAGCACCAGAATTTAAAGCTGCAAGCCAAAAAGTTCTTGTACTTAATCCAAAACTTACTGTTGTTCCTGTTGCTACCTTTGTGCTATTTCTCCAACCGTTTACAACATTTGAAGCTGTTCTATTACCAATATAAAACGCTCTGCTATCCGCATCTGAATAAGATATATAAGTACCTTGTGAATTTACAGCATAATAAGTTATTCCGCTCGTTCTTATTTCAAGTAATGTACGAGGGTCTCCGAAGTTATTTGCTGTTGCGCTTCCAATTTCAATTTCAGTTCCATTGCTTTGAGTTCTGCTATAATAAGAAACATGAGTACTGTTTTGAGATAATGAAATATTTGGAGTTAAAAAAGTATCAGCATAACCGTTCGTACCATTTGGTAGCGCACCATTAGAACTATGTGTCCAACCACCTAAAAATACTAACCTAAACGCTGCATTAGTATCTTGTGGGTCTTTTAAATTCCATTTATGCAAGGCAGCAGTTCCCCCAACCATTGGATATATAGCTTTCATCTTTGTCCAAATGCTTGCTGCTTTCAAATCTAAAACAAGCTGATTGACAGCGTTTAAATTTGTAGCACCTGTTAAACCCGAAGCCGTAAAAAATGCCTGAGCATCGGGGTCATAAGCAGCACCAAAAACGTAAGGATTTATTATCATCTTGTTCCGATTAGAGTTATTTTAAGACCAGTTGCTGTGCCGTTCCCGATTTGGTCGATATCAATTGTTATTTCGCTGTCGTCTGTAAGCGCAGATGTTGTAATTGTTGCAGGTGTTGCAGCCGTAACAGATGTTTTCTCTGTATTGTCAATGGTCAGCTTTGTACCTAAAACAGATGAACCGCCTTGATTTATGTCTACTGTAAAGATAGAACCTGATGCCTGTGCCGTTGTTAAAGAAGCTCTAACACCTGTTAGCGTCATTGCGTGAGGCATTCTAAAGGTCACCTTTGCCGTTCCCGTTGTTAGTGCTGTAGTTTCATCCGATGCAGCTAATTGTATCTCTACAGCTTGTCTTGTATCGTTTTGTACATGCAATAAAATATGTCCATCGGTTGCGCTTTTTTTAGCGACATAACCAACCACAACTATATAATTAGGTGATGCAGGTTTAACATTTGTTATTGCTCCAGCACTTGTTGTGCTTAGGTAAAGAATATCACCTTCTGTAAATGCGTTTGTGTTTAATCCGTGTACTAATCCGTTTATTGCCACAAATCCATTTGAACTATCTGCAATATCTTCGGCAACAATTCCAAATGCTGTTTCGCTATTTGCAACGCTGTCTGCTTGTGCCAAGTTTATACCAACGAATCCGCCTGCAACACCAACTACCTTTACAACGCTGCCTTTTGCTATTAAAGAACCGCTTGTATTACGTGCTTTAACTACTAATTGCTGACCAAGTCTATTTTTTAAACCACCCTGCAAACCTAAGTCTAGAGTACCATCTGTGTTATTCCACGCCAATTCACCAACACCAACAGAATGTGCTGCTGCTGTATCAAAATCCAAATAATCCAAGTCTATAATTCCAGCATTTGCTGAATTACCAACAACTAAAACACTTGCTAAGTCTTGTGAACCACCGCCACCGCTAACTACAAAAAAAAAATCAGTACTTAACAATTGGGCTAAGTCGGCACAATTACCTGTAAAAGGTATTGCGGCTGCTGGTACTACTTCAGTATTTTGAACTGTTGCTGGGTCAATGTATTCAACGCTGCCGTTGTCTTGAACTACTTTAACGCTGCCGTTAACGTTACATTCAATTTCAACTATGTCAGGGCTAAGGCTGTTAATGAAATCGCCCGATGTCGAATCATAAATAGCTACATTACCATTTGCGAGTTTTACTATGTCTATCATTTTTTATAAGTTTATTTGATTATTTGATAATCCTACTTTAGTACTAAATTCAATACAATCGTATTCAATGCCATCTCTTACAACTTTAATAATTTCGCCGTTAGGGTCAATTATCTGTCCAGTATATGTGTAGTTTTCATTTAGGTTTGTCATTGTAAAAATAACTGTTTCACCATCTAAAACATCAATGCTGTAATAAATAGAAATACTACCAAAACTAAGCTGCAAAACCCAAACGCCTTCATTTAGCGCATCAACAACAATACCCGTATCAAATACAGCATCACAACTGTTAATGCAGCCCAAAATTAACGTATTTTCACAACAATTACAACAAGCCATATATATAAATTTAAATATTTTCTAAAAAAGGGGGTATTGATCCCAACCCCCTACTAATTGCCCCAAGGTAGCGAAAATGGCGGCATAGTGATTCTTAACATATCGTAAACGGCTTACATTTTTCTGTAAGACTAAAATCATATCTTAATTCAAAATCAATACTAACTATTTGCATTAAACTTTGCAATGTCTTTGCATCTTTGCCTGTTTCAGCTGAGTATACAACCCATGGTAGTATTTCATTACTGACTGGGAACAAACGCGGGTTAACTATTGCGTATTGCCATTGTACGTTCTTAAAATTCGCACCATACAGCGCAAACTTAACCGAATCTAATAACATACGCGGATCAGCGCATAAGTTCCAAAAAACTAATTTAAATGGAACACGCACATCCAATTCGATACCACAACTTCCGCGCTTTGTATTTGCTGCTTTTCTTGTTTCCGAAACAATACCATTAGTACGGATATAATAGCCCGCTCCCGAGGTGTCTGTGATGCCAACATAGTTTCGTGTTCCGTTTTGCGTAACATTTAAACTAACAACCTGCCCAGCAGTATCTTTTACAGCTATGCCATTACCGTTAACGTTTACATTTACGGCTGACATTGCAGTATCAATTTGCTTAATTAGTTCGGTTATTATGTTTTGTGTTACGTACATTATAATAAATCTATTTCTTCTAAAATTGCTAATAGTTCATTTCGTGCGGCCGTTTCGCCCATTTCGCGTTCATCTATTGATACCGTTGAAATGTCTTTTGCAAACCTATCTTCATTAAAAACCATTATATTTGCCATTTCATCATTAGTATAAGTAATTGCGCTAACACTACCGCTTTCAGTTACTTTAATGCTTTGAAATAATGAACCGCTAAAATTTAAATCAACTGTATTTGATTGCCTACCTGTTAAATCTCTTAGTTCTTTATAACCTTGTGTTAAATACTTTGTTTTATGCGGATTGCCATTTTTAAAAACACTTTGACCGTTTTTACCTTGTGGTTTTATGCCGCCCGCTGAAACAGTTGTAAGGCTTAACGGATTTATATAAAACGGATTTACTGAATATTGCCCTATTGAACCGCCTGATGTATCTAAGCC